TGTTGCTCAGGTACTTAAAAAAAATATTTTATAATAGTGTTGCGGAATTAAGGTTGAAGAAAAAGGACTTCCTTCACGGCTCCGACGATTCTGTTGTGAAAGACTGAAAGAAAGATATGGTATCGGCAAACGTAGTATTGAAGGAATGAGAGCTGCCGAAAGTAGAAATCGAAAAGATTATGAGCCGGAGCAGTGTGATACAAGAAAATGGATGAAAGGCGCAAAGCATATTCTTCCTATCCTCACATGGACAGAAGAAGATGTTTGGAGCTATATTCGAAAATACGGATTACCATATTCAAAGTATTATGACGCTCCATATAATTTGAGCCGTCACGGTTGTGTCGGCTGTCCTCTCTGCAATTACAAGCAGATGCAATTAGAGTTTAAGATGTTTCCCGGTTATGCTCAAAGAATGATAATAGCCGTTGAAAGATATATGAACACTCACCCTAATGGGTTTCTTGCTCGCAACTTTGCAGACGGTTACGAAGCTTTCTATTACTATATAAACGAAATACCTATTGCGGATTTTCATGAGCAAAAGAAAGGGTTATTCAGATTTAGCGCAAAGGAAATTATTCGAAGAGAAATTTTAAATCAATTAACGTAATACGATATAGAAAGGAACTAATATGGGAAAGAATATCAAAGGTCTTGCTGGTTCAACCATCTTCAATCAAAAGATGGTTGAACAAATGAATGGCATAAACAAAAACAATAAAGGGAAAGCATCCCCAATTTATATACCAACTAAAAAACGGAAGTAATGGAAGCTAAATTTAGGATTGGAGAAAAAGTAAAAATAGCCAATCATCCAGATAAATCTAAGATTGGCAAAGAGGTTGAGATAATTAACCTCCATCATTCTAATTTTAATCCACAAAAGGGATATGTGGATGAATGGTTATACAATGTATGGGATGGTGCGAAATCTTTAGGATGGGCACCTGAGTGCGACTTGGTAATTAATAAACCTTCATAACAGAATAAAATATGAACACATTTTACGGAATCAGCTTTGCAATATACTTTATGTTTATCACCCTTGTATTGACCACATTCATATATGGCTTAAAAAGGGATAAATATAAGTTTTGGAAGTGGGTGATTATAACATTATCTTACTTCATATTTGTTATTATTCACACAATTTTTGTTTACGGTCATGAATAAGGTGGAAGTAGGAACTCTTGACAGACACGAACTGTTTGAACACAGGGGTGTGATATATGAAGTATTATACAAGACGGATTATTGTGTCCGTTGCCAATATCCTAACGACAAATATCGTTACGGGGATATGTGGAAATATCTCTATACCGAATTTAGTTTATGGACAAAAGTTAATAAGCTATGATAGATAAGGATGTTTTTATTGAAAGGCGTGACAACGTAATTATTTCTGTTGATTTCGGACATAAAAATGATATAGCTGTCGAAACTGTATTCCGAAAAGATAAAGGTGAATTAATCATTTTATCGCAAAAGATTATTGGTTGCGCAAAGGATTTTGATATAGAAGAGAAAAGAAATGACTATTTGAACAAAGAAAGATGTAATTTATGAAACAGACAGTAGAAGAAGCGGCAAGAGAGCACCAAACGCATTTTGAAATATGTGATGCCGAAGGTACAATAAATGGATTTATTAATGGAGTACGTAAACAGATTTATGAATCTTTTATTGCTGGTGCAGAATGGCAGTCAAAGCAATCGCCTTGGATTAACGTTAAAGAAAGGTTGCCGGAAGAAGAACAAAAAATCTTCGTTTTGACAATGGGTTATGGCGTACCATATATTCAAAAAGAAACGTTTCGTAGAAGCAACAATTTAGATATAAAGGGAATATGGACTCACGGAAACAGTATCGTGTTGGCATGGCTTCCTATTCCGTCTTTCGATGATATATTAAAGAACAACAATAAAAAATGAAAGCAATAACCATAAAACAGCCGTGGGCCTCTTTGATAGTCCATGGTATTAAAGACATTGAGAACCGTACTTGGAGCTGCCCTAAGAAATACTTAGGGCAGAGGGTACTGATTCATTCAAGCGGTAAACCTTTGAATTATGATAATTTCTATGATTCAATACTTACCAATGAGCAGTTATTGGCATTACCGGAAAACAAAGAGTGGAAAGATTTTAGTTTTTGTACAGGCTCCATAATCGGAAGCGTCGAGATAATAGACTGTGTACAAAACCATCCTTCCATCTGGGCAGAGAAAGGAGTTTATAACTGGGTACTAGCTAACCCTATTCTCTACGAAAATCCAATTGAGGACGTGAAAGGCAAATTATCCTTTTGGGATTATCCCAGTATCAAAGAGGTAAAGATAGAATGTCCGGAATGTGGCAGTATAGAAATAGCTGTTGAGGACTATACAACGGCACCATTCCCAACTTATTTGCATAGGTGTAATAAGTGTGAACATGTGATTATAGAAAGTGAGTGGAAGGAGGTAAAACTATGAGAGATTTTTATGAACTGATAAACCAATATCCATGGACTACTATTTTTCTTGCTATTTTCATTTATGAAGTGATTAAATGTGTGATGTCTAATTTGAAAAAGAAATAGCCATGAGCAAACTATATAAAGTAACCATTTTCGGGGAATCATTCTTAATCGGGTGGTTCCCTTTTTCTTCACGCTGGTATAACAAGCTAAAGATAATCAAATGATAGTACGTCATTTTATAAAAGTTCCGGTCCAAGAGTAGCACTTAGTACTATTTCCGACAACCATGCAGATGTCGTGTTTCTGTATCAGAATTATGGGGATTTCAGCGGGGATATAGAGTATCTTTATACCGAAATCGTAAATCGGTTAAAGATCAAAGGGCTAATCAATTAACGAGCCGGGGCTTAGCGCTCCGGCTTACTTAGAAAATACAACTTTGACATCTGTATTTGTATTAGAAATTACGGTGCACTTGGTAAATCCTAATTTTTGTACCCATTTCCCTGTTGGGGTGTTAAATGCACTTTGAGATTCGCTCATCCCATTACTTATATTTTCTTTAAAAATACGTAAATTAGTAGACATTCCGTCTTGGCAGTATGAAAATTCCTCATCTTTATGCCAAGAACCGACTATATTAGAAATCTTATTTTGTTTTTTAAGTTCATCATAAACCTTTCTAAATGCTTTGTGACCAATGCCTTTATTCTGATATTTTTCGTTGATGTGTATAACGAATATTAAATCTTCTTTAGCAATGTACCCTTCAGCAGTACCTATTTCTTTTTTGTCATCTGTTGAAAGTATATATGATATATTTGATTTGCCTGAACTGATTTCAGTAAATAGTATATTCATGTCTCTTCTCCTTTCTCTATTTTAATTTTCTTCCCGCAGTGAGGACAAACAACAGTGTTTTCTTCCTTATCTTCATTCAGCAAGTCAGTTATTCCTACACCTAATGTTTTTGCAATTTCTCCTAACTTCCCAATGGTAGGGTTGCCGGACACGGCGGCATACAGGGCTTGATATGTCACTCCCATTCTTTTAGCAAGGTCTTGCATGGTAATACCCTGCTGTTTGCAGATTTCTTGTACTCTTAGCATGATATTCAAATTATAATTTGATGCAAAGATAGGAATAGTTTTCAAATTATACATAGAATGCACAAGAATAGTATCAAAAAATAATTTGAAAATTTTTCTATCAAAATTTGGTTTATTCAAAATAAAGATTGATATTTGCACCATAATAATCAAGGCATAATTTGAATAACAATTAAAACATAGAAGATATGAAAGCAACAGATATTAAAATGTACATCAGTACATTGTCTATTATCAAAAAAGGTCAAGAAATTGAATGTGGTGACTTTTTAGGTGGTAGAAAGGTAAATGCCAGTCAAGAAGATGCCTTGAATAGCATGAAAAATGCTGTATATATGTATTTGTTTGCATCTATCATGAAGAAGGATAAAGGTTACAAAACAATGGCATTCACAATAACCGCTTGCAATTCTGCTATTTATGATAACAGCATGAAGACAGAGGTTGTATGTAAGGTTGGTTATAAAGAAATGATACAGCTTATCAAAGATGGGTATAGAAGTCCACTATTTGATACTCGCAAGCTGAAATCATTGGTAGATATGAGACTTAAAGAGCTAAAGATAGCATAATAACCAGCAGGGCGAAAGCCCTGCGCAATATAGAAGAATATGAAAGAAAATATATTTTTAAAAGCAGTTATAGAAAAACCGTTATTGAATAATGAACCAGAAGTTTTACACCTTTTCGTTCAAATTATCAATGAAATAACTTCTTGTATGTCAGAAGACGAGTTAAGAGGCTGTATGAGCTCTTTAATAGTAAGATACCCTTATTTTAAACTGTTTTTCGATTATGGTTTCGGACATAATCATATGTGGGTGAAAGCATCAGGTTCTTTAGAAAGATTGATATTGGTTGAGTTCTAATCCGGTAGCCTTATGGCTACCACAATATACACGATTATGAAAGCAGATTTAGTTTTAGTTATCAGTCCTGAAGCCCCACTAATGAAGCAACTGGGCAAAGTGTTAGGTAAGATGGTAACCCCTTATGACTTCTCTACTATAGAGAGGGGTGAAAAGTACATCACCATACAGCATGATGAAACAGGGCTTGTAGTGGCTTATACAAGTGAAGAAAGATTGAATGTGAAACATTAAATATAGATTATTATGGGTGAAATAGCAGATAGTTTAATTAACGGTGAATTTGATTTTATTACAGGGGAATATATAGGTGAAGCGGTTGGCTATCCAAGAACGCTTGCTTATGGCAGACATGAATACATGCCACCAGTTGAAAAGAAGCCTACCAGCAAGGCGAATGTCTGTATAACTAACATGTGTAAGGACAGAGGTTTCAGTAACCGTGAAAAGATTGAATTAGTAGCCAAATTCTTGTATAGCAAAGGTTATAAACAATTGCCTAACCTATCCCATCAGTATAAAATCATTCACAGCCAGTACAAGAATGATTTTAAAAAGTTTTTGGTTGAACAAGTAAAGCAAAGAAAGGATGAATAATATCTTCACAATATGCTATTCAGAAGAAGAAGCAAATGAAATAGGCCACTTCATTTTGAGTAGAGGATACGAGGGTGTTCAAAATGATAGCTATAGATATTGCCGTGAAGCGATTTGGTGGGCTTTCAAACAAGCTAAAAGGCATCATTTAAATTGCATCTACGTTGGCGTTGCAGGTTGCCAAATGACTGTATCAAAATCAAAGCGAGGTCTTAGACGAAACGGTCTTAAATACATAGAGAAAAGGCGAATGTTTTACAAATTACTAAGTAAGTATTGATAAATGATTATGAACTCAATTAACGACGAAAGAGGTTGCAGCGTATGCCAACCCGGTAAAGAGAATTACACTACCTACACAACGAAGTTAGGCAGAAAGAGAGTGAGAATGTACCAGTACGATTACCGTACTGAAAGTGGTGAACTCTTTGCTTGTTGTGCGCCTACCTTAGAGGCGTGTAGAGAAAGACGGGACAAATGGTTGGACGCTAAAAATAAATCAGTATGTTGACAATAGAAATACCAAAATCAAATAGAAGAAAATCCGAGGAAGACGCACTTGCATCTTTCATCCTCTCGGAAATCAAAGAGAAAGGTGAATGTGTTTACTTTCATTATGGCGTAGGATGGGGAAATAACTGGCCTCATTGTTGGGCAAAAAATACTGGAAGTGACGCTAAAGACAGACACCAAATTTCGGAGTTGGCGCACGATAATGTCATAAGAGCATTTATAGACAAGGGCTATTCTGTCGAGTATAGAAGTGAAATAGCCGCCGGAAGATATGTGATTATCAGAGGATAGCTACAATGGAAATGAAAACGAAAACAAGTAAAGTCACGTTTCTACTCCGTTCCAAAAATCTGCAAAAAGCATTATCTATCTTTCCCACTTTTCATATTAACGTTCATCAAAGAAGAATGCAAGACTTTACAGGTTACCAGTGAAATACTTTCCTGTAATTCTTTATCTTACCAGCAATTCGGCATTGATATCAACAAAGGAATTATAACACACATAACAAAGTATTGACAAGCCGTGTCAGTACTTTGTTTTCCTCATTTTTCCCCTTAGCTCCCTTATTAAGTACCTTCGTTTCTGTAACGCAAAAAAAGCAATTATGGAAATTATTTACAGAAAACTAGAGGAACTGAAGAAACTGGAAAACAATCCAAGAACTATTTCGGATGAACAGCTAGACAAACTTAAAGAGTCAATCCGAAACAATCCGGATTATTTCGAAGCCCGACCGATCATCCTGTCAGACCGTACTGGCGAATTGATCATTATAGCCGGAAACCAAAGGTATGATGCCTGTATATCGCTAGGTATGCAACAAGTACCGACCGTTCTTATTCCCAACCTGACCGAGGAAAGGGAACGTGAGCTAATCATACGTGATAACGTTAACAACGGACAATGGGACATAACCAAGTTGTTTGACTGGGATTGTAACGAGTTGCTTAATTGGGGTATGGAAGGCATCAGCTTTCCTGATCCGACAGATTTTTCAGAAGATATAGAAGACAGTCATAATGTACTCAAGAACGCAAACTATGAAGCCGGAGCTCATATCAAATATTTAGTATTTGAGGGGTATAAGATTCCAGTCAGTGAAAGCGAACTGGAAGCACTGAAAGCACGGGCTTCTGAATATTTGGATGAGAACGGTGTAATGGTTGGTTTTGTTAATAATCTACTTAGCTTATGATGGAATACATAGACATATCAATATTGAACCCGGCAGAATATAACCCACGCCTGCTCACTAATGAAGCACAAGAAGATTTAAAAAAATCCATCAAGGAATTAGGCATTATCAAACCGATCATCATACGTCAATCGGATAAACGTATCATGGCAGGACACCAACGTACAAAGACAATGAAGCTGCTTGGGTATACCCATGTTCCAGCCTTTATTCTTGATGGTGTAAACTCCACCGATGAAGTAAGGTTCAACCAACTTCACAACTATGCGGAATGTGAGTTGTCGGAAATCCAACCAGAAATCAATGTAAGTCTTCCTAAAGGAACAGAAGGATTTTATACTGTATCCAACAAAGATATCTCCATTCTTTCCAAAGGAGGAAACAACTCACGTGTTGTTGACCTTACGAAAATGATTCTCCGTTACGGCCAGTTTGCAAATGCCGTATGTGACCATACCGGGAAAGTGATCATCTCAACAGTATATGCCAAAACGGTAAAACTATTAGGTATGGACCTACTTGTATATGTCCTTCCAGAAGGGAAAGAAGAAATCGCGCTCAAATACTTCTCTAAGGAATATGGAGTGTTCGAGTATTCCCATCTGGAACGAAAGACCTATATACAGTCTTTTGCCCAAAAGGCACGGCTACGGCAAAAGAACGGGGTTCCAAGCAAGCGTAGCCATTCAACGTTGTATGAAACGCAGGTTATACCATACATCACCAAGGATATGCGCATACTCGATTTCGGTGCCGGACAAAAGGATTACGCAACCATACTGAAGAAAAAAGGCTATCTCATTGACGCCATTGAATTCTTCCACCGCAAAGATGGAGCGGACATCATTGATGAAAAGGAAATCAGGCAAGACTGTGCTTCCATATGCAAGACCTTGTCGGACTACGGGCTGTACGATGTGGTTGTGTGCGATAGCGTGTTGAACTCTGTGAACTCAGAAGAGGATGAAAAGAATGTCTTACTTTCGTTATCAGCATTATGCAAGCCCGGAGGAATGATATTCTGGTCTGGCATTCCGCTGCTGTTCGCCCAGAAATCATCTGAACGCAAGGAAACACACGACCATCGTTCTAAAGCCGTATTTCTTGACGCAAAGAACTTCACAGCCAACTTCCGTTTTGGTGAATGGTACTTCCAGCATTATCATTCCACAGCTGACATCGTCAGATTAAACACAGCTTACATCGGAAAGGATTTTAACATATTCGATAAAGGAATGAAGATAAGCCCAGAAAAAGAGTTAAGAGGTTCGTCATTTCAAGTAGCATCAACCAACGGAAGGAGCGCAAGTAAGAGTGATTATCTGAAAGCGTTGCAATATGAATTCACACTTCCTCTTCCCAATAATCGCAAATGGGATTTGGACAAAGAAATTATACCAATCTTTAAAACACTATAAACAATGGCAGCACCTAAAGGAAATCAGTTTTGGATGTTACGCAGCAAGCATGGCAGGGATAAACTCTTCGCCACGCCTGAAGCGTTATGGGAGGCGGCGTGCGAATATTTCCAATGGTGTGATGAAAACCCATGGACAACAAGAAAGGCTATACAACGTACCATGCCTGTTAGACGCAAAAAAGGTAAAAGAACAGAAACTGTTAATGAACAGCAAACACAACAAGAAGTTTCACCTACACAGCGCCCCTACTCTCTCACCGGATTATGTATCTATCTAGGTACTTCATCACGTTGGTGGAGTAGCTTCAGAAGTGAATGCATGAAAAAAAATGATGAAGATTTTTTGCACGTCATCGCGCGGGTGGAAGAAACCATCGAGACTCAACAATTTGAAGGAGCCTGTGTTGGCGCTTTCAATGCAAACATTATAGCCCGAAAGCTAGGGTTGTCCGACAAACAGGAAGTGGATCATACAACACAAGGCAAACCCTTCAACGGATTTGACTTTCTTCCCTATACTCCCGAAGCTGACAAATTGAAGTGATATGGAGCAAAAGGTTAACTTAAAACAGCGATTGGCATACAATTTTCTTCGTGACAGCAAAACGAAATTTTTATTGTATGGTGGTGCCGGAGGTGGTGGTAAATCATGGCTAGGCTGTGAATGGCTGATGCAATGTGCCTACTATCTTCCCGGTACTCGCTGGTTTGTTGGCCGAAATAATTTGAAGGATAGCCGTGAGTCCGTTACCGTGACCTTCAATAAGGTAGCATCTTCTCACAGCTTCACGGCATACAAGACAACAAATGAAGGGATAGCCTTCGACAACGGAAGTGAAATCGTTTATATTGACTTGACGTATTATCCGGTGAAAGATCCGATGTATGAACGATTGGGGTCTAAGGAATATACAGGAGGATGGATAGAGGAAGCTGGTGAAGTGCACTACCTTGCCTTCGAAGTCTTGAAAACCCGTATCGGCCGCCACATGAACGATGTATACCATGTACCCGGAAAGATACTTATCACCTGCAACCCGAAGAAAAACTGGCTATACCGTGAATTCTACAAGCCCTGGAAAGAAGACAAATTACAAGCTCCTTATGCATTTATCCAAGCTTTGGTGCAGGATAATCCTTGGGCAACAGAAGACTACATCGAAAGTCTTCGAAACACAAAAGACCGGGTAACAAAGGAACGCCTATATTTCGGCAATTGGGAGTATGATAATGACCCGACTGCCCTGTGTAACTACGACGCTATCTGTGACTTGTTCACGAATGAGTTCATTTCTCCTGCAGGTGAATCTACTGGTTCTGCAGACCTTGCAATGAAGGGACGAGACAGATTTATCGCCGGTCATTGGAAAGGGAATGTGTGTTTTATCAAACTGGATCAGGAATACAGTACTGGAAAATCCATTGAAACAGACCTAAAGCGGATGATGATAGAATGCTCTATTCCTCGTAGTAAGATGATTGCGGACTCTGACGGATTGGGGAACTATCTTGAAAGCTATCTGAACGGTATCAAGGAGTTTCATGGAGGAGCACGACCTATTAATCCTGAATTTGACAATTTGAAATCAGAGTGTGCCTTCAAACTGGCTGAGATGATTAACAATCGATTGCTTCGTATCGTATGCACGGAAGCACAGCGAGAACGGATCATTGAAGAATTGTCAGTTCTCAAACAAGCACATATTGATGCAGACACACGGAAGAAAGGAATAATCAGCAAAGAAAAAATGAAAGAAATATTAGGTCATTCCACAGATTACCTTGATATGCTGATAATGGCAATGATATTCCGCATCAAACCAACACCCAAACGACCAAAAGCAAAAATAGGAAAGATATGACAGTAAAAGAATTTTTGACAATAAGCAGCATTGCCACCGAACCCGAGGTCATTATAACCAAGTTGGATGAACTGAGAAAACCTTATCAACTAGGGCAGTATAAGACACCAGATACCCTAAACGACATAAATATGGGAGAACTGATGCAACTGCAATCCATCGAAACAGAACACGATATCTTGTTCGTTCCCTGTACTGTACTGATGGGGCTGAGTAAACGTTATATATCCCAACTTCCAGCTAGCGATGTACTGGGATTCGTACAATGGGTGGCCAAAGAAGTTGAACGAATAAATAAACTATTCGCGTCGACTAATGTACCACCCACACCCGAAGAGAAGCAAGCAGGATCCGAATTGCTAAATTTTGGACCTTTCGGCATGATTGATTACTATGCGCAGCGCATGGGTATCACTGATCATGCAGAAGTAGACAGCGTGCCATGGATCAGAGTATATAAATGTCTTGACATGGACGCCAAAAGAGTAAGATTCGAACGTAGATTAAGAAACATATTAAGTAAGAAGAAATGACAGTAGAGCAAAAAATTAAAAAGATAGTAGACTCCATGGAGGGTGTAAGTTACCTTTTTGACAACTGGCAAACAGCCAATATAAGACTGGACAAGATTAAATTGCCAGCAGTGCTTAATCTCCTTCCTGTAAGCGGAACTTTTAATCTAGGCAGACAGCAGTTAAGAGACTGCCCTAACTGTATGATGGCATTCATGGATAAAACCAAGTTCGATTTTGATGGCACAGAAAATGATGCAGTGATAGAAGGATGCAAGAATAAAGCCAAAGAATTCATATTGCTATTGAACAGGAGTGGGATGTTCAAAGAAATATCAGGAGATATCCCTTATTCTGTTTTCTATGACAAGCTGGATGTTAATGTAACCGGAATAGTTATCCAACTTAAGTTAGAAGAGATAATGGGTACTGTTATTTGCAACAAGAGCGTGAAAGAGATTGTATATGGCAGCAGAAACTAAAGCCGGAACCCTAAGAATAATAGGTGAAGAACTGGAAGCGTTACGCAAGCGAATTATAGCCAACCATGAAGCAGCCGGACAAGTAGCCAGTGGAAGGACAAAGGGCAGTCTGAAAGTAGAAATGTCGGAGGACGGAGGCGTTTTGTGGGGCAGGCAGGCATTCGCTGTACTAGAAACCGGACGTGGACCAGGGAACGTTCCGAAAGGATTTTACAAGATTATCCGCCAATGGGTGGAAGATAAGGGTATACAAGTAAAGAAGCCCGATTCCTTCGCCTACCTTGTCGCTAGAAAGATAGCCAAGGAAGGAACGGAACTATACCGAAACAGAAAACATGAGGAAATCTATTCCCGTGATCTAGAAAATACCGTGGACAATATAGCTAGCAGGGTATCGGCTATATATGAAACAGAAGTTGAACATATAAATCTGAATTTCGACAATGAGAACACATACGATAGATAATACAACAATTGAATATCCTGACCAAATAGGATTCTGCTTTAATCCTGTGATAATAAATATCCTTGGCGGAAACTATCAATCTGTTACTGCAACGGTAACGGACACCACCACAGCCACATCAGACAGAGAGAACAGAGCGACGTTCGGTGGTTCCTGCTTCTTTGACCTATCATTCTATACGCAGAGCTATTTTGACGAATACAGAGAAGTCGATTACAAGTCAACTCACGCCGAAGATAGTAAGTTAGGACGTCTGTTTAGCATAGAACTTGATATGTATAACGAATCAGGAACACTTGAAAACAGCTTCCAGTTCAACGTATTCATATTGTGGGGAGCCAGTAAGGTTGGAGAGCAGTATAATGGAAGCCGAGTGCTGACATGGTTCAAAAACTACCCATTCTCTGTAGGCTTATACTCTGCAACATCAGGGAATGTAAAAGTAACTATAGATGGTTCCGAAAGCTCCCCTATCGCATTATCAGGACAAAATGCATGGAATATCATTCTTGCTGGAATAGATGCTTCAGACAGGGTGGAATTTTATCTACCTGGAAGTAATACGGCAGCATCTGTTTTTGACCACACCTTTGATTTCACCTTCCGAGGGCTGCTCAATATGGCCACAAAGATCACTTGTAAGGTTGACAATTCAGACTGTGGAATATACTTGAGATGGATCAACCGCCATGGAATGTGGTGTTACTGGCTATTCATGCAAGGAGACGAAACTTCGCAGGTATCCAATGACGGAGAGTTCATCAGAAACAATATGCAGGATTACAGTTACAAGAACGGATACCATGGAGGTAGCGGACGAAAGCAAAGGAAAATGGAAGAAACGACACTTCCCGTATGCGCTCCATTAATAGACAGCATAACTTATGACTTCCTTTACCAAATGGCCACATCTCCTGTTGTTGATATGTTCATGGGCTATGATGATAACGGTAACGCCAGATGGATGGCCGTAAATGTGTCTGTGGGAAATTTCGTCAAACAGCGGGTATCACTGCAAGACTTTGAAGCGAACATTATATTACCTGAAACTAACGTGCAGAGCTTATGACAGAACAACTACTATTCATAGATAACAAAGCAATGGATATTAATGAAAGTACCAATATCACATTGAATTTTAGAAGTAATATTTTTAGCGATGTAAGCAAGATCACAAGCAACAACACATACTCCATCAAGCTACCTTTGACAGTCAACAACTGTCATGTGATTAATTATGCGCATCTCCCATCCCATTCAGCACAATATGCTCGTATCAACCACAAAGGACGTTATTTGCGCAATGGGATTGAAATCATACCGGACGCCAGCGTCATTCTTATAGAAATATCCGAAACCATAGATATAGCCATGACATGGGGCAATGTTTCTAAATTTGCAGAAATTGTAAATGACAACAAGACATTGCAGGATTTATCGTACGGCAGGACAGAAAACGAAGATTACATCATTTGGAAGAAAGGAGACAATTCGCCCCGAATACCTAAAATTGATTATGGCTTTAAAAATGATGAGCCGGCTGCCTGGTATCACCCTGTGGTTACAGCTATGTGGGTTTTGAACAAAATAGAAGCTGATGCCGATATCACCTTTAAATTCCAAGAACAACACTACGAACTGTTGAAAACTTTAGTTATTCCATTGCTTTCAAGAAATAGCGCACCAAAAGAAATCGAAGCTCGCACTACAACTTTAACAAATGACGGAATATCTCCATATAATATTCCAGGAGGATGGATTCTCAAAATATTCCAATTTGTGGAAAGTGGATCTAACTATTATGTGGCTATAACAAAAGATTCGTCAGGCAAGGTAATCGGATTCAAGCCGCAGAAAGAGAACGTACCCCTTAGAATTATTGGAACTATCAATATAATAGTCAATACTAGCCAGGAACCGCAAAGTTCAGGTGAATATGGTGTTTCTTTCGATATACGGAACAAAGAATCCATAACCAGCAAGTTGAAATTCAGGTGTAATCCGAGTATATCCTTATTACAAGAAAATCAATACAGGTATTCTTTCGCTATAGATGGGGAGTTTAATCCAGGAGATACAGAGGAACTCAGCGCTATACTGTACGATCCTTATGCAGAATTGGGGAATTATACAATAGAAGAAGGAAGCTATGTCAAAATAACGATGCGAGATACTGTCTATTTGAAAGACACTGATGAAGCAAACTCCCGGTTCTATTATGTTCCAAACCTACCTGATATAAAACAGATAGACTTTATCAAAGCTATAGCATCTATTTGTGGAACTTTTGCCATTCCCGGCAATGGAAATATCGTAAGCTTCGTTCCTATTGATACCATCATAGAAAATAAGACCAAAGCTCTGAACTGGACCAAAAGAGTTATCGCCTCATATAGTGCAAACCGTCCTAAAAATATATCTTTCAAAATTGACGGATTCTCTCAAAGGAATGTATACAAATGGAAAAATGACGACAAAAACAAATACAATGGAATCATATACGTTGACGATAAGACTTTGGAATATGAGCAGGAAACGCTGACATTGCCTTTCGCAGCGTCTGAAATGAAAGGTGGAATCGCAACTATCCCGATATATTCCTATACATCTGACGGAGCTTTACAATATAACGAAAGTACAGATCCCAGACTACTGGTCCTAAAGAACGACAATACAGCAACTTTTGACGGTCTGGACTGGAACACTATTATTGAAAACAACTACAAATCTTATCAGAAATATATTAGAGAACCTAAGATTATTACCGAGCTGGTAGAAATCAGAGATCATGAATTACGAAACTTGGATATGTCTGTACCTGTTTATCTGGCCCAATATGGAAAATATTACGCAGTCATATCAATAAAAGCAGAGAAAACAGGTATTTGCGAATGTAAACTTTTTCAATTGGATTAATTATGGCAGACAAAGTAGAAAAGATACTTGATATCAAAGTGAATTATAATGAGGCTATCAAAGCTATAGCCGAGTATCAGACAAAAATCGACAAAGCCAAAGAAGCAGAGGCGAAACTGAAGGAACAGTTAAAGGCTGGAGACATAAAAAGGCAGCAGTACAATGAAGAAATGGCGGCATCTAAAGCCTATATCAACGACTGTAATGATTCGATACGTGTTATAACGAAAACAATGCAAAATCAGCTCAAGCAGGAGAAGGCACAAGAAAACAGCCTTGTTTCTCTCCGTGCCAAACTGTCAAACCTAACGGCTGAATACGATGCTTTATCCGAAGCGGAACGTAAAGGTGCTAGCGGCACAGAATTGAAAAACAAGATTAATGAGGTTACTGATGCTCTAAAGGGCGCTGAAGAAGAGACACAGCGGTATTACCGAAATGTTGGCAATTACAAGGAAGCTATAATGGAAGCCGCCAATGCCAATATCCCGTTCGTGCAGCAGATAAATGTAATGGTGACCTCCTTGGGTGGAGTAAGAAATTATTTGTCTGGAGTAAAAACAGAAATGCTTACTGTTTCGACCACCACAACCGGCTGGATTAAAGTTTTGAAACTGTTGAAAGTTGCTCTACTTGGAACTGGTATTGGAGTATTAATTGTAGCTTTAGGATCTTTGGTATCATGGTTCACCAAAACACAGAAGGGCGTGGAAGCAGCCAATAAAATAATGGGGGCTCTGGGTGCCACTGTAAATGTCTTAATAGACCGGGCGGGCAAGTTGGGAAGTGCTTTAGTGAATCTGTTTACCGGGAACTTCAAACAGGCGGGGAATGATGCCAAATCCATATTCGCTGGTATCGGTGATGAAATAGTCAATGAAACCAAACAGGCGTGGAAGCTGGCAGAAGTCTTGAATGAGATAGACAAGAGGGAAGTCATGCTGTCCATGTCACGTGCCGCTAACCGAGCTGAGATTGAGAAGCTGAAAAAAGCTGCAGATGACCAGACCCTGTCCACACAGGAACGTATCAAAGCTGCGGAAAAAGCTGCAGCAATGGAAAAAGAGGACTTAAAAATCCAAACAGACTTAGCGAAAGCAAGAATTGCCAATATGCTCGGATATACTAAAGTAACAAAGGAAGCCCTTAAGACCATTGAGGACATGCAAAAAGGAGCAATTACAGCAGATGAAGCTATTGGAAAAATCGGTATATCGGAAAGCACTATTGATGACCTTAGGAAATTAAGCGAAGAAGTAAACAGATTAAGTGAATTGGAAGAAAGCAGTTACACCCGTCAGACAGAGCAGCAAAACACCCTAAACTCTATCCGCCAGGAAGGTGCAGACAAAGCAAAGGAAGCAAAGCAAACAGAACTGGAAGCAGTAAGGGCAGCAGAAGATGCTATGCTTGCCTTAGTGAAAGACAAGAGAGAACAAGCACGGAAAGAGATTGAATTGAACTATTCCCGGCAGATTGAGGATTTGCAAATCAGTTTAAAGCAAGAAGAGAACCTTACCGCTAAGGCTCGTGAAGCCATCAACGCCAAAATAAAGGCTTTGGAACAACAAAAATCTATGGAACTTAGCAAGTTGTCCGATGAGGAGCTGAAAAAAGAACTGGAGAACCGTTTAAAAATGATATCCCTGCAATTGGAATCGGTCAAGGAAGGCAGCGAGCAGGAGTATCAGTTAAAGATACAACAATTACAAGCACAACAAGAGGCGGAACTTACCAGCACAGAACAAACCGAAGAAATGAAACTGGCCATTAAAGCAAAGTACAATACCAAGATAGACGAACTGGCAACAGTTCATGAGCAGGATATTATCAACAAGCAACAGGAAGCCATGCGCATACGCTTTGAAACGGAAATCGCACAAGCATATGATAACGAAGAGGAAATTCTTCGTATAAGGATGGAACAAAAGAAAGCCGAGCTCGATAGCCTGCAGCAAATGGAAGGTGAAAGTATAGAAGCATTCAATCTTCGCAAGCTGGAAGCACAGAATGCTTATCTGGAATCCAAAAAAGAACTGAGCGATAAGGAGATTGAAATAGAACAAGCTAAATATGAAGCAATGGAACAGGTGACAAGTGGCCTTGTAGCTCTCACAGAACAAATTGGGGAGTCTGACAGAGGATTTGCTATGGCAAGCAAAATGTTGGCTTTGGCAGAGATCGCCATCAATTCAGGTAAGGCGATCGCAAAAATGGTATCCGCTGAATCAGGGAAAGGTATTCTTGGTATAGCTACAATGGCATCAGGTATTGCAACAATCCTTTCTAACATTGCAAATGCTGTTAAGATAGTAAAAAGTGCTAAATTTGCAGAAGGTGGTTTGGTTACAGGACCGGGGACAGGAACGAGCGACAGTATTCCGGCACAATTGTCGAATGGAGAATCCGTTATAACTGCCAAAGCTACGTCCATGTTCGCCCCTATCCTATCATCCTTCAATATGATGGGTGGAGGTGTACCTATTAATGTAACAGCAACGAATAATCAAACTTTAGGCGAAGATATGCTGGCCAGAGCAGTCGCCAAAGGAATGATGATGGCTCCTGCCCCTGTCGTTTCTGTAGAAGAGTTTACTTCAGTTGCGAATAGAATTAAATACATAGAAGAAAGCGGTAGTTTATGAAAGCATACGAACTATTATATATAAACAGGAACACTCTTAGGATAATGTCTGAAATGTCATTAGATGCATCAGATATTAAATACCTAGAAATGTATAAAGACTACACCCGTCTTACGGCTGAAGGTCATAAAAAGGCATATATCATGCAGTATCTGGCAGATGAATACAGCATTTCAGAAAGGACCATCTATAGAGTCATTGACAGGTTGTCCGTTGACGTTTCAATTCAATAAGGGGGAAGAATAATCTTCCCCCTATTTTTTTACTGACAAAGCGTGTCAGTGCTATTATGTTCTGAAATTCTTATAGCCATATACCGTTTTTTACCTTTGCTTCAAAATAGATTATATATGGCGAAATTATACATCAACAAAGATATTGTTGCGGATAAAGACAAAATGGAAAATTGGTATCTAACTGGTGAAGATGGATTGTCTTTTCCCGATATTCAAAATTTCCTATCTTGGATAGATCCGAATGACCACGTTATTGATATTGAGATACATTCATGCGGTGGTGATGCCGTTGAAGGGTATGCCATTTATGACGCCTTACGTGCTTCAGGAAAGCAAATCAGCTGTACTGCAGTAGGACGATGTGCATCCATGGCAACCGTGATATTATTGGCCGCTGCAAAAGAAAGACGTTTTGCTTATCCACATGCAAAGTTTCTTATTCACAAGCCTTATATGGCTTCATACGATGGAGACCTTGATCTTGAAACCCTAGAATCAATAAAATCAAACTTGGAGAGTGAAAAAAACAAGATGCTAGCTTTGTATGTAGAACGCACAGGATCGGAAGCCTCAGTTATCGAAGCCCAAATGAATAAAGCCGGTTGGTTTGGTGGTGAAACAGCCAAACAATTAGGTTTTATCACGACCGTTCTTATGCCTACAACTGCCAAAGGGAGAACTTACACATTTAATAACAAAAAAATGAACAAAGAAAAAGAAGTAACAGTGAAGCAGACTATCATAGACAGGCTGCTGGCCAAATGCGGCTATCAAAAAATTGAAGACGTACAGGTCGTATCTATGGAATTGACAAATGCCGAAGGTAACACGCTTACCGTGGAAAGAGATGAAGGTGAACCCCAAGTAGGAGATACAGCAAGTCCCGATGGCGAACATGTCATGCCTGACGGAAAGACTATCATTGTGACAGATGGCGTTATTACAGAAATTAAAGATCCTGATGAATTGGAAGAGGATGAAGTGAAAGCTTTAAAAGCCCGTATAGAAGAGTTGGAAACTGAGAATGCTTCTCTAAAGACGAATGCCCGTACCATTGAGGACAACAAGATTCTGAACGCAGTCCGTATGGCCGGGGGCGAAAACTGGCTGGCAAAACATTGTAGTACTTATAAAGTGTCAGCTCGTACCCAAACGTTCAACAAGGGTATAAAAGGAGTAGAAGAAAATGAAACGCCTATTCAGAGAAAACTTCGTGAAGAAAGAGAAAAAAGAAACAACAAGTAATAAAAGGAGGGGAAATGCCTATTTTAGATTTTGACAAACTTACACCTGATAATCAGGCTGTAAAAGACTTGAAAGACCTTATTCAGTTAACAGTCTTTCAAAACGAGGACATGGAGCGTTTTATGACGTTTATGCCCAATGTGACTAACGGTAAAAAAGCAGGTTTTATCGGTGAAATGGAAGATATCGGAGTAGCCGGCTCCGGATGCGACCCTGAATATAAAAAAGTGGCTATCGCTGCCGCCCAAAAGGAATGGGAAATCGGGGATTGGCAAATTCCTTTGGAAATGTGCTATACAGACTTGGAAAACACCATTGCCAAGTACTGCCTTAAAACGGGAACAAATATAGGAGACCTGACATCGACCGAATATATGGACGGTATTGTACTGCCGAAACTGTCTGAAGCTATGATGAAAATGATGTGGCGTTTTACATGGTTTGGAGATAAATCAGCAGCGTCTGTCACTGGAGGTGGTCAAATCACTGACGGAGTAAACATCGAACTATTTAAAACATGTGACGGTTTTTTCAAACGTCTGTTTGCCATCTGTACCAACAATGCCGAACAGCACACTGAAATTGCAGCCAACGCAGAAGAATCATATGCATTACAAAAATCAAAGATGAAAGAAACAGGCATTGCCACATCAATATTCGATGCGATGTTGCAAGATGCCGACAGCCGGATTTTCCAAAAAGACGGATGCGCAATTTTCGCCACCAAGTCAATGTGCGATGCTCTGACTCACGATATGAAAGAAAAATACAAGGTAATCATGCCCTGGGAAGTTGTATTTGACGGTGTAGAGGTCAGCAAATACGATGGAACAACCATCGTTAAATGTTCCATTTGGGATAGATTTATTCAAGCCTATCAGAACAACAAAACCAAACTTAACTTACCGCATCGTGCTGTTTTATGTTCTCCTGAGAACTTGATGTATGGATGTGAGGGCACCGAACCGATGTCGGACTTGGATATCTGGTTTGATAAGAAAGCCCGCAAGAACTACATTTATTCAACAGGAAAATTAGGCTCCATGATTGGCGAAGATGAGTTGGTACAGGTAGCATACTAACGAAAAAGAGCAAATATGGCAATATGTGATATAACAATCAAAAAGGACATCGCACCATCGTGCGATGATCCTATCGTTCCCGGGCTGGAACAGGAAGGTGTGATAATGAATCGCGCAGACGTGGATTTCGGTGCGGTTACATTCAACGCAACCCGTAAGAATGTGATCGAAACTCTTGCACTGAAAACAGGTAAAAAAGGTTACAAGGTACAGGTATTCGGTGCAACCCCCTTTACTGGTACCAATACAACCTTGGCAACAGGAACCTATCGTAACACGTTTACTAACATAGTGAACATGGTTGTATTAGCAAATGACCCCGATGTATGCAATGACATTATTGACGGGCTTGCTAACGGTGATTTTGTCGTTGTATTGGAAAATAAAGCCAAAGGGTTAAATAAAACCGAAAATCCGGGAGATTCAGCTTTCCAGGTTTACGGTTACTACCAAGGTTTGAAAGCCGCAGAGATCGGCAATGACAAGTATTCCGAAGAAACGGAAGGGGGATGGAATATCTCTTTGCAAGAAACCAAGGTTCCCAAATCAGCATTATTCTTGTACAAAACATCTTACGATGCGACAAAAACGCTTGTTGAAACACTGACAAAACCAACTGAATGATTATGGAGTTAGAAGAAGTGGTTGATAAATTAAAGGAGCTAGGAGAACTTCCCTCCTACTCCTCTTCTGATAAATCGGAGATAGAAAGATTGTACAAGGAAGTATTAGGAAAAGAATTCACCAAGACATCGTGTAACGACTGCTATCGCGATGCTGTAATCGAAATGACTGTTTACATCAAAAAGAATAACCGTATGAAAGAAAAATGTAATTATATATTAAAGAATGGTGTCCTGCTTCAACCGGAGTTCGGAAGCAATAAAATGTACACTAATGACAACCTCACTGATGAAGTTGCTGAAAAGTACCTTGCCAAAAATCCGAAAGGTGAAATTTATTTCGCCCATGTACCTACGGACTGGAAAGAACGTGTTAACAAATGTGGATACAATCAAAGCCTGCTTGATTCAATGGTAGAATCATTACAAGACGGAGTTTCTGAAGAATCCGTGGCTGACACGTTGAAAGATTTCCAAATCAACGGCAAGAAAATCAGTAAAAAAGTTCTGAATCTGCATCTAAGCAAGGCCATTGAAATTGTGAACGCAATGAATGGAGAAGGCGAAGATAAAGTTGAATAAAAGAAATAAAGGACGAACGTAAACCTCGCGAATATGAGAGTAAGAGATCTAAAAAAGAAAAGCAGTAACCGCATTGATACAAGCTATTTACAAAATCTAGGAATTCAAGCCTACGGACAGGACAACCTATATCCGCAGACATTAAAGAATATCATTGCTGCAAGCTCTACTGCATCTGAATGCTCAGACCGTTTCGCTGACTTCATTGAAGGAAACGGATTCCGTGAGGTTGCTTTTTCCAAATATGTAGTCAATCGAAAAGGTGACACATTGGATGATGTGCACATGTTACTATGTAAAGACATGTCCGAACTCAATGGAATAGCAATCCATGTTAACTACAATGTTTTCTGTGAGATAGTGGAGATGCAGCACGTACCATTTGAAAATTGCCGTCTGACAGAAGAAGATGAAAACGGTTATGTGGCAAAAATAGCAGTACATCCAGACTGGAGCGGAAAGAAGACACGTAAAGGGAAAGCTCTGCAGGTCAAGAAAGAAAACATCGACTATATAGATGTTTTTAACCCTCAAAAAGATGTTATACTGGCTCAAATAGAAGCAGCCGGAGGCATTGAATACTACAAAGGTCAAATCCTATGGGTGTCAATGGCCGGGAAAAATACTTATCCTGTCGGGAAAGGTGACCGGGTGGCTACAGAAATGAGTACCGATGAAGGGCTGTCCAATGTCAAGTACAGAAATGTACGAAATAATTTCTTCCCTGGCGCTATGGTATTCACCAAAAAGGGATCGAACATAACCTTTGACGAAGAAGGCAACGAAGTGAAAGATACAGACGATGACGACAGTTTCTCAAATACACTCATCCAATTGCAAGGTGATACGAATGCAGCAAAGATTATGGAAGTTACTTTAGAAAACGATGAGGAAAAGCCTGAAATAGTAAATATGAACTCACAAAATTACGACAAAGAATTTACCGTTACTGACGCAAGTGTGGTTGAACGTATTTATTCAGCTTATGGCCAAGAGCCATGGTATTGCATCCGTATTGGTAAAGTCGGATTCTCAGGCGATATTTTGGAAGATGCTTTCGAGTATTACAATTCTATCGTAAGCAAGCAACAACGCTTAATAGAGCGTACCTTTAGCCGTATATTCAGCTATTGGTATGAAGTAGTCAACCCCTCTAATGATTATAGTGTGGAACCATTAAAGTATGTACGAAATGCAGCAGTATCTAATAACAACAGATGAGGTATCGGCTTTGTCTCGCGGAATGTCTGTACATCTCGATCCTGACAAGATAGAAACCTACATCCGTGAGTCGGAGAATATCTACATCAAATCAGCGTTGGGAGACGAACTGTTCCTTGACGTGAAAAAAAATCCTGAAAAATACCAGCTACTGCTTGACGGAGGTACTTATGAAACTAAATGTAAAAAGAAGATAATCATCACTGGACTTCGCGTAGCTTTGGCTTATTATACCTATGCCTGTATTGTCAAAAATGGAGATGGAAATGTATCCCGTTTCGGCTTCGTGAACAAGGAAGGTGAATATAGCAGTCATACAGTATTCAAGGAAAAGATGATGGTGTATAGCGATGCATGTAGTATAGCTGACCGCTACCTGAAAGAATGCGTGCTTTACCTAAAAGAATGCGGTATGCCACTTTATAACGGTGAAGGGAAATTAAAATCTAATAGAACTGTTTTTCGTGTAATAGGAGAATGAGCGATTCTGTTGACATATTAAAGAAACTGGCTCTTCAAGTAAGAAACGCATCTGCAGAAGGAGAGAATACAGCTGAAAGAATTGGGCGCATATTTATCGGGATTCTAGAAAACATGGATAATTCTGATATAGAAAAGCTCACCAAATACTTTTTGCGCAAAGACAAGGAGGATTCTACAAATTTCCTATTATCCCTGTTGGGCGGAACCGTCATCAAGAAATACGCCAAGTTCGGTGACTTCGTTACCGGTGTATCAGGTGGTTACATAGACGAAAAGGGCAATCTTGAAATGGAAAGCGGTGTATTTCGTAAGCGTTTGTTTGTTCCTGAAATAGCCTATAACCGTACAACCTATTTCAAAGGACGTATGGTAAACTCCCCCGGTGGTGGTTGTACCGTATTGTCATACGTGGATAACGGCGATGGAACCTACACCATCACTCCCGATCTGACAGATGCGGACGGATTGAGCCAGTTTGTTGATGACATCCTTACCACCTATTTTGTGACTAAAAATAGCGAAGGCAAACTGAACGGTTTTGAAGAAATGAAATTCCGTGTGACTGCCGCAGATTATACCGCCAAGAAGTTTACTGTCATTCCCCGTCCGGGGCATTCTGACTGGAAACCTGCCGAGCAGATGGTATTGGCACAAACAGGTAACTTTACGGACCCGGAACGTCAGACTTATATACTTATTGATTCAGTCAACGGAAACAACTGTATTACATTCTTTGACAATGCCAACACTTGGGACCCGGAGCCGGCGCAGATGCCTGCGTGGTTCGGCAAAAAAAAGGGCATGACCGTTAACGGAATTGATTGCGAGAAATATTCAGCCGTGTTGCAACAGGTCTTATTGACTGGGCTTATCTTCCAGATAGATGAGATAACGGGGAACAAGGTTCGTGTACCCTTGGACAAGGGTGAATGGGTTGCAGGTAAGTACGCCTACTATGACCGGGTGTCACATAACGGGGCTTTGTGGTTGTGTGTTGATGATAATGGAACAACAACCGAGCCGTCAGAAGGTAATCCGGCATGGCTGAAACAGGTGGCGGAAGGAACAGCCGGTGCCACAGGCCCGCAAGGTGTTCCGGGAACACCGGGGAAGGACGGCATCACCTACTATACATGGATCAGGTATGCCGACAACGCACAGGGCGGAGGGATCAGCAACAATCCTACGGGGAAGACGTATATCGGATTCGCCTACAACAAGACAACCGCTGTGGAGAGCAACAATCCTTCCGATTATACATGGAGTGAAATAAAGGGAGAACAGGGCGTTCCCGGTGTCGCTGGAGCTGACGGAAAAACTTATTACACATGGATAGCTTATTCGGATAACGCGGACGGTACGGGTATGTACCAGCAGCCGAACGACAACACCAAGTATATAGGCATAGCAGTCAATAAGGAGACCGTCACGGAGAGCAGCAACCCTTCCGACTACACATGGTCGCTGTTCAAAGGAAAGGATGGTGCTGACGGTTTGTCCGTAGTAGGTGGCGGTCATTGGGAATCCTCCAAAACCCCGTACAAAGCCAATACAATGGTCACTCTTGCCAACTGTGTCTTTTTATCCAAGGTGGAGACATCCAATCCTCCCATCAGAATATTGCGTGTCAAAGGTGGCAATTTCTTAAGAAAGAAGGACGGTGGTTATTATCTTGCCGGGAAATCAGCCGACTGGACCGTGCATGAAGACTGGGAGATGCTGCTGGACGGTCGTGAACTTAAAGGTGAGAGTATCACCTTCTTGGGTGAGTTCGCATCCCATCCGTCCAATCCCAAGGAGGGTGACAGCTACCGAAATACGGCTGACCATTGTACTTACATATACCGGAATGGTTTGTGGATGGTCATGGTCAAAGACGGGACTGACGGTAAGGACGGCAAAGGTTACGAGTGGATCTACACCCGTACCAACATCATCGGCCTTACCCCTGACAAGCCGGATTCGAAGCAGCAGGATGATTATATACCGGAAGGCTGGACAGATGATTTTCTTGGCGTGGATGCAGACCATCAGGTGGAATGGGCGTGCAAACGTGTGAAGCGTGATGGAGTATGGAGTGAATGGAGCACTCCGGCCCCTGTGCACCGTTGGAGTAAAGACGGGGAGTCGAATATCATGGCTGACCTTGACAATGAGATGGTGAGCGTCGCTCTTACCAGTACCGGTGTTACTACTTCCGCACAGTCATGGACTACCCATGTATCCATGTGGTACGGTACCGAGAAACTCACCCTTGAGACTTTAACAGTCAGCACGCCTGCCGGTTTCACGGCAAGCACAAGCAAGGCCACCGGAGCGGTGGCGATATCCGTCGCTGCCGGAAAGTCGGTTCCGGAACAGAATACGGTCACCATCACACTGGCTGCAATGAAGAACGGGCAGCTCTATACCCGTGAACTGACTTTCAAGATAACCGGTGTCCGTGGCGGGGCGGACGGTTCCGATGCGGTAATTTATAGCCTTGTCACTTCGGCCACGATGGTCAGCAAGAACAAGAACGGCGGTTACAGTGTAGCTTCGGTATCCTGCCGGCGTATGAAGACAGTCGGTGCGGTCACTACGGCCACAACGGACGGGGAGTTGAAGTACAGTCGTGACGGTGCGGCCGAGGTTCCCATCGGTGATGGTGTCGGGGTGGCTTCCGGTAATTTTACCAGTAGCTTGAAGTTCGTGTTCTACGTGAACGGTCAGGCGGTTGATGTCGAGACTGTCCCGATGGTTGTGGACGGCAGTGACGGAAAGGATGGTGAGAGCATCACAGCAGCCGGTCATTGGGAATCCGCCAATACTCCGTATGCCAAGAACAGTACAGTATCGTTTGCCGGAGGATCTTACTTAAGCAAGGTTGAAACCTCCAACCCTCCGATTAAAATCGCCAAGTTCAGAAACGGCAGACTCCGCAGGAAAAGAGACGGCGGATACATCCTCGCCGGCAGATCTGCGAACCGGACGGTACATGCGGACTGGCAGGAGATGGTTGCTCCCGTCGGATCGTCGGCATCCTACTGGCTGGACAGTCCTGTCAGCGTGATCAACTTCACTTCAACAGGCACGCCATCCCCGTCTGGATTCCTTGTCACTTGCAAACAGAATGTGGCAGGCAATGTAAGCACGTGCAGCACGCTTTATCTGGCTGCACGCAAATACAACGGAAGCTGGCTGGCTCATGTAGGTGCGACACTGAACAGCCAGATATCCGTACCTGCGACAGCCGGATACACCCAGTTTGCCGTCCGGGCTTATAAATCAGCTTCCGATGCTGCTGCTTGGAATGACAATTATGTGGCCGAGAAGGGTGTGGGTGTTGCAAATGATGGTTCCATAGGAGCAACAGGAGCTACGGGTGCGTTCCCTTATGACAGAGGTGTATGGGCTTCCGGACAGACATACGTATGGAATGCAAAACAGCGTGACAAGATCATTCACAAAATAGGTGAAGTTTATTACAATTTTCTTGTGCGCAACTATGGAAGTTCTGTATCAGCGGCTCCTACATCCGCTAACGGAGATTCCAACTGGGAAGCCATGCAGAAATACAAAAGTCTGGTAACCGACATATTCCTTGCTGATAAGGCGAACATAGCCGGATTTATGTTCAAGTTGAACGGATACACATCGGACGGGGCACCTTACGGTATCATGCAGTCACAGGACAGCACTAACGGCCAGCCTAATCTGAGGATGGACACAAAGACCGGAGAGATTCTTTGTCAGAAAGCGAATATCACCGGGACTATCATAGCGACAAAGGGGACAATTGGCGGATTCAATATCGGTAATAATTTTATCGGCAGCACTAATATGTCGGCTGTAAATGTTGATAATTTGTTGCTGCAATACGACAAATTTGAAATGAAATACGAACGGTTCCAGTCAATAGACGGACATTTATACCAAGGTATTTTGGATACAGTAATTAGAAGTGGAAGTATAACTGTATCATCAACCGGGGATGTTTCAACAGCGAATGATGCTCTGTATGTAAGATGTGGAAGTTATATTTTTTCAGTCGGGCGAAACGGAATTCGCAAGTCAACGAATGGAGGAAGTACCTGGGTGGATTTATAACATTTAAAATATTAAAGTATGAGAATAAATTTTGCACAATTTCCTATTTACGACGGGATTAAGAAAGAAAAACTGATAGCCAACAACATCACTGAGGCCTACGGTGACTGGATATACAAGAACGTAGCGGGTTTGAAGGCGCATCTCCTTGCTGAGAAGATATTCAAATCTACTGCTGAAGGTGTCGAGATTGACGAAGAAGAGGTGGATATCATAAGACGCTCCACCTCCATGCTGCCCGGTCTGCTGGCTGATTCTTTGAATGATTATTTAGATAAAAAGGAGGAACAACATGAAAAAGGTATATTGTAACAACCTTCTGGCAAAGGTGCTGCTTGCGTTCAGTTCTTGCCATACGATAACAATCGGTCCGTTTGTTTTAAGCAAGCGACCGGAAGAGAAAATCACTCAGAAAGTGAGAAACCATGAGTGTACCCACGCCCGTCAATGGGTTGAGATGGCAGTTGCCATCGGTACAGTTATCTGGATCTTGCTGTTGTGTTTTGACCTTTCCGCCTGGTGGCTGGTACTGGCCGGGCTGGCATTCTATCTCTGGTATGGTGTGGAGTGGCTGGTCAGGGCGGTACGGTTGAAGGATGCCGGCAGGGCGTATAAGACGGTATCGTTTGAGAGGGAGGCATATTCCAACGAGGATGATCCGAATTATATTGAGAACAGTAATTATTTTGCATGGGTGAAGTATTTGTTTTAATTTTAAAATTTGCATTATGGACTTGAATAATATAGTTGGCTTTAAAGCTGTGGATAAAAACGGCAACGAACGACAGGTGACCGTCGATGAGATGACAGAATTAGTTTCCGCACGGATTGTTTCCGCTGCATCAGAAATATCAACATTTGCTGCCGCTGCGGCAGCCGGAACAGATGAGTTTGAGGACCAGTTGCCCCAGTCCGACACCTTCTCTTGGCTCCGTACTTTGGACGGTTCCAAGAACCCAACTTTGACATCTTCTTCGGCTGCCGCGAAAGTCCTGGGAGAACTGATAGGTACAGCTACGGCTAATAAGAATGGATTAATGAGTAAAATATTTGCAGTAACTGATATAGAAAGAGGAAAAGGTCTGATTATTGACTATAAAGCTGATTCTAATGGTTTATATACTTCTTCTTCGTTGATAGAAATATATGTCTATTCGGGAGCTAATACTGCATTTTATAGAGTGATGTCAATACCTACTGGATCTAAAAACATAGAAATAAAATATATGGGGATGCATTGGTGCGATTTTAAATATGCAAATAGTAAATTGTATGTGTTACCTAAGTCGGATGATTCTTCCATCTCGTATAAGGTATCATTAGTTAGAAGAACAAGACCGAATTTCTTAACAATAGACTTTTCTGATTTTTCCAATATTACAGGTGAAATAATTACACCTACACCTGATTAATCCACTTCTGGGAGAACTGATTGGGAATGCAACATCAAATAAAAGCGGGTTGATGAGTTCCGGTATGGTACCTTTAGAATTATCTAAAGATAATAATCAATATTGTAAGATTAGTGTATTTATGCCAAATGCCGGATCAATAAATGAGTCTGTAATTAGTGTTACAAATGTTGGTGGAGACTCGTTCTCAGTCGCAGTGTCTATGATTAGATGGAATGCAAATAAAGTCTTTTGTAAATTGATAAACGGAACCAAAATTAGTAACATTAATATGTATTATACAGTTGATACAGAAAGATTTTGCTTTTACATAAAAGCTAATTGGTATGCGAAAATAATAGTGTCACGATTAGGTCTTGTGAACACGAGCAAAATAGAATCAATCAATGCTATTCCTAGTGGGGCGATTGAAGTACCAATATCTTGACGTGACAAAAGATATAGCACTGACCTGGGAGAACTTTTGGGAAATCCGAAGGGAACAAAATCGTTTTCTTCATGGAGTGAATTTACGGATTTTGTAAATGAAATGCCTATAAAAACAATTCAACCTTTCGTTTCCAATTTCAATGCTTTTGCTGGAGAAGGATTCTACGGTAATGTCGTTCAAGGATTGGTTATAAAACAATTAGAAGATGCTGTTTTCATCTTCGGAATAGCAATAGACGGAACATTAATATTTAGAAAAAGGAATTATCCAGACGTTTCAACTTGGGAAGATCCTAAGATAATAATTCACAGTAATAATTGACATAAAATTTACTTCGTAACCGACCTGGGAGGACTTCTGCCTGTTGTGTCAATTAAAAATAATGGGGTTTACCCAATGGGTACACAGATAATTGACAACAGTAACGGATCGTTTTTTGCGATGAAAATCATAATCAATAGAAGTAGCGAAAATGGATGGCTCTGCATAGATGTAACAACGATGGGAGACACATTTTTCTCAAAGGCTGTTTTGTACGTTGGGAAAAATATTGTTCGTCACGTTGTATATGCTGAGAAAGGGGGTAATCCAAATCGGGCTTGTTACTACGACATTAATAATAATACCATTACTATCATTTATAAACCTGGGGATTATGGTTCTTTTACAAGATTAAATGTGACATCTTTATATGACAGGTCGGATACAATTGCAGCAGAATTCATCTCAAAGATGCCAGATTTGAATGGCTTTACAAAAATAGAAACTAATTAATCCTTCTGGGAGAACTGATAGGTACAGCTACGGCTAATAAGAATGGATTAATGAGTAAAATATTTGCAGTAACTGATATAGAAAGAGGAAAAGGTCTGATTATTGACTATAAAGCTGATTCTAATGGTTTATATACTTCTTCTTCGTTGATAGAAATATATGTCTATTCGGGAGCTAATACTGCATTTTATAGAGTGATGTCAATACCTACTGGATCTAAAAACATAGAAATAAAATATATGGGGATGCATTGGTGCGATTTTAAATATGCAAATAGTAAATTGTATGTGTTACCTAAGTCGGATGATTCTTCCATCTCGTATAAGGTATCATTAGTTAGAAGAACAAGACCGAATTTCTTAACAATAGACTTTTCTGATTTTTCCAATATTACAGGTGAAATAATTACACCTACACCTGATTAATCCACTTCTGGGAGAACTGATTGGGAATGCAACATCAAATAAAAGCGGGTTGATGAGTTCCGGTATGGTACCTTTAGAATTATCTAAAGATAATAATCAATATTGTAAGATTAGTGTATTTATGCCAAATGCCGGATCAATAAATGAGTCTGTAATTAGTGTTACAAATGTTGGTGGAGACTCGTTCTCAGTCGCAGTGTCTATGATTAGATGGAATGCAAATAAAGTCTTTTGTAAATTGATAAACGGAACCAAAATTAGTAACATTAATATGTATTATACAGTTGATACAGAAAGATTTTGCTTTTACATAAAAGCTAATTGGTATGCGAAAATAATAGTGTCACGATTAGGTCTTGTGAACACGAGCAAAATAGAATCAATCAATGCTATTCCTAGTGGGGCGATTGAAGTACCAATATCTTGACGTGACAAAAGATATAGCACTGACCTGGGAGAACTTTTGGGAAATCCGAAGGGAACAAAATCGTTTTCTTCATGGAGTGAATTTACGGATTTTGTAAATGAAATGCCTATAAAAACAATTCAACCTTTCGTTTCCAATTTCAATGCTTTTGCTGGAGAAGGATTCTACGGTAATGTCGTTCAAGGATTGGTTATAAAACAATTAGAAGATGCTGTTTTCATCTTCGGAATAGCAATAGACGGAACATTAATATTTAGAAAAAGGAATTATCCAGACGTTTCAACTTGGGAAGATCCTAAGATAATAATTCACAGTAATAATTGACATAAAATTTACTTCGTAACCGACCTGGGAGAACTGATACCGCTTGCAACGAATGAAGCAAACGGATTGATGAGTAAAAATAATTATATTAAAATTGCTCAATCCATCACGTCTACCAAATTAATAAAAATAGAATCTTGGGATGGATATTCTACACTTGTATTTATTAGAACAAGTGGAGCAACCGGATTATATTCCATTGATGGTAACTGGGCGGACAGTGCGAAATTCACAAGATTGTCTGGTCCTTTAGGAAAGGATCACTTTAATGCATATAGAGAAAGAAATGGTAATATTTATGTAAAGACGACTACACAGTCAGAACCATTGACTGTTACGTCTGTAGGATCTAATCATGTTTTCAAATTTGAGGAATCAGATAAAGATGTTGATTCTTTAATAGTATTACAATGATCGGGAGGATCGGGTGGCACCGGTTTGTACCGGACCACCCGTTTTTTATACCAAAGATACGGTTCGCCAATAATCCCAATTAATCGCCAACAGGCAGAAATTCTTGTTTAAATTCCTACCTGTTCGAGCGTCCTAATATCTATATCTACTTTAGTTGCTGAAATGGCATTATAAATCGGTATGCGGTTGGCAAAATATGCTATAGCGTATCCCCATCCACTCACGTAAACATAATAATTGTAATCATTATCTCTATACATTCTTATTGATGACGGTCCAGAATTATGCGTAATACATAACCCATTACCACCGCCATGCATACAGATAATAGAGTAGTCATCAACTACTTCCGAATTACCTTCACCAACAATCTTAACAACCAAATTTAAATTCCTCATAAAATCAATCCTATATAAGGTTGCAGATCCTCTACCTTCTGCCATCCTTATATAGTTTTTATTTTGCAGAAGTTCTCCCAGCTCTCTGTTTAGATAAAATCCATGTTAAAAAGAGAGTACACGAATCGTAACTATAAGGTCATAATTTATAGCAGTTATCATAATCTGATTATCCTTTAGTGATATAGATATAATTTTATCAGCACTAGAGAATATCTTCGTAACAATGCCGGTAGAATCAACATAAATCATCATTTCTCCGTCATTATGGCTGACATATACGAATTCATTGGTAGGAGCACCTATACTAAATGATACTCCTGGCCGTATTGTTTCATAATATTCAGTTCGTTTTATTCCATTTGTTGGCAGAAGTCCTCCCAGAAGGATTTGTATCAATGACTTTTGTATTACAATATTATTTTAAATGTTTATTGGTCTATATATCGTTTATTCTGTTCTTTTTTTCATATAATGATTCTTTTTTAAATATTTGTTATAGCTTTGCTATGACAATTAATAATGTTTTTTCATTTATTAATTTTTGAATGCCGTGAGGTATTTTAATTAATAAAAAGATTTGTGTATGGAATTGGGCAGGATTGGCGAATCCTGCCTTTTTGATACCGTACGTCAACTACATAATAATTCGGGCAAAACAAAATTTATATATTTGTAGCATCTATATTGAATTAAACATTATTCTAAATCACTAAAAGAGTTTACTGATAAAAATATCTAGATGCTATCGTTCGTGATGAATAATGGCATCTTTTTTACAAATGTTTTTTTTCACAGACCATTTTTTTATAGATATTATACATCTTTACTTGCGAAAGTGGGGGTGTATTTTTTATTGGCTAAATTTTGCAGCTTGGAACAGAGGATGCATCTTTGCGGAAAAATGGATAAAATCAGATACCGTCTTGTATATAACCGCCAGAACA